TTATGGTATGAGAGGTTTCGCTGATTGGTTTCACGAAATCGGAACAAACCTTGAATTCGATGTAGTTATTGTTGAAGAATTTAAGGCGAGGGATAACGACAAGTCGAAAGATAATAGCGTGGCAGAAACCATCGCCTATATCCAACTTTGCTATCCAGGTGCCATTCTTCAATTCAATGCAGGTTACAAGTCGGATATTCCAAACGATCTTTTAAAAATCTTAGGCCTTTGGAAATTTGATAAGAGTCATCACCAAGATGTCAGAGCGGCAGCAAGACTTGGATTATTTTGGGCAATGAGAAATGATATTGAAGAAGTGGTTCATGATATAGGAAAGGTGGTGAGTGAGTATCACAATAACGCTAAGAAAGTGGCAAGCTGAAGCGATTAAAAGAAGTGAACATTTATCTAATGGAATCTTTTTAGAGGCTCTTGGGGGCAGAGGTAAAACTATCTGTGCACTTGCTATTGCAAAACATAAAAAAGCTAAAAAAATCATCATCACAAACAATCGACTAGCTATTCTGAATGGTTGGATAGATGCAGTCAAGTTTATGAATTTTGATAAAGGTGTTGAGATTATCATCCAAACAGACAGGTATCTTCAAAATCTAATCAAAAAGGGGCATAAATTAGCCTGTGACGTGCTGATAATAGATGAGTGGCAGAATATGTCGAGTGATAAGCAGGTGGCCTTATATCGCAAAATAAAGCGAAAATACACGATAGGTCTTTCAGCGACGCCAATCCGAAAAAAAGGACAAAATTTCTATCCGCTTGAAAAAACGGTATTTGGTTGGGCAACCCCAAATAATAAATTTGACTGGCAAAAGACTCATGGGAAAATGGTCTATGATCCATTCAGCTACTCAAAAGAGAAGTGGGAAGATTTCAGGAATTATGAAAGTTATATCTCAAACTTGCCGAACTTCTTCCGCTGGGAAGACATTGAAAAGATTGAGAATGTCACTGAAAATAACGGTTTTGAAACCAAGTTCTATCCAGTCACAGTTAAAGCTGGAAACCCTGAGAAATTAGCTGAGTTTAGGCAGCTTAACCTGGTCACTGTTGGAGACAAGACGGCTATGGCCAAACAGTCCTTTGGTCGCAAGACCTTTGAACAGTACCTAAATCAAACTGGTGTGACCGTTGATTTTCCAAAGTTGAAACCAGTTAACGCTGATACCCCTCTCATGCTAAAGCTAGACGGTTTGATTGAGAGAGCACCTCATGACATGCTGATTGTCAGCAAGTCTAAGCAGATTGTAAATGTTATCCGTGAAAGACATCCAGATATTGGCATCTGGACAGGGGCTATTCAAGACGGTCTTGAAAATCAAATAGTGGTTGCCACTAGTCAAGTTTTGGGAGTTGGAGTTGATGGTCTACAACATAAATACCGAACTATCGTTATACTAGATCCAGTTGAAGAAGAATCTGGAGAATATGACGATTACCGACAGTTGCTTTGGCGCATAACAGGAAGTCGCCAACAGCATGATGTAAATGTAATTGAATTTTATTATAAAGAAAGTTAAAAAGAGGAAAACAAAATGAATAAAAAAACTGAAATGATCGTATTTCGTAGCCGTAAAACTGGAAAATTTCTTGAATCTTACAAAGACCGTGGGAGCCTAGCCTTTCAAGCAGACTATTGCTGCATCACTCACTGTTTAAAAATCCCCCGTGAAAAATATGAAGGAGACAAAAAGACTTACAAGGCTCTCGCTGCAGCTTTTGACTGTGAGATTGTCGCCTTAGAAATTGAATACAAGATGAGCTATCCGAACGGATCAGAAGTTGAACCTATCAAGCATAATCTTCCATCCATTGAAAATTTAATCGAAGATATTTTGGGAGGATTATAATTATGGCATTTACACTTCCAGCAAATAAACCACAAATTCCTAAAGATACCCCACGAAATTTTTTCATCTACGGTGAAACCATGAGCGGAAAGTCTTATCTTGCAAATGAATTCCCAAATCCAATCGTTTTGAACACAGACGGGAATGCAGAAGCTAACACTGTTCCAAGCATTCAGCTGATCAATGAAAAAGATGACAAGGGACGAATTACCAATTCAGTAATTAAGCAGCTTGGAGATATCTTGCTTGCTCTCCAGACACAGAAGCACTCTTATGAAACAGTCGTTATTGATGTAATTGACGATGTTATTGAAATGATTAAGATTGCAGTTTGTGATGAATTAACCCCAGTTGGTAAACCTCGCTTGAAATCCTTGTCGGAAATTCCATACGGCAAAGGATACGACTTCTTTAACCAAGCTATCACAGAATTAGTCATTGACCTCAAAGCATTGCCAATGAACGTAATTTATATCAGTCGTCAAATCTCTGAATATGACGACAACGGAAATGCAACCAAAGATAAGCCTAGCTTGAAAGATAAGTATGTCAATCTTATCAATGGAAACTCTGATTTGATGATCCACACTGAAAAACTCGGCAACAACTACAACCGTGAGGTTGACCGCAAGCGTAAGACCTACTATGTGAACCATGTTGATGACAAGGCTATTTTGAAAATCTTAGCAACTATCCGTGGGGCTGTTGAACCTGCAAAAGGTAAGCCAGCGCAAAAGAAAGAAGCAGCTAAGACAACTAAACCAGCGAAAACCGAAAAGCCAAAAGAGGCGCCTAAGAAAGAAGTTGCCTCTGATGATGAACTATTTTAAGAAATAAAGGAGAATACACATGAGCTTACTAGATATCGCAAAATCAATCAAAAAAGAGGGCTTTGACCCACGCAAAGACAGCGCCAACGGTCCTGCACCAATCCCAGCTGGTACTTATCCAGTAGTCCTGAAGAAAGCAACCTTCAACGTATCGGACAAAGGCTGGGAAAGCCTAGGCTATCAATTTGAAATCCGTGGCGGTGATTATAGCGGACGCTCTGAATTTGCAACCTTCGGAACACTGACTGAATGGAAAGGTAAGGACCTTAACTGGGCAGTTGAACGCACTATGAAATTCTTTATCAAAGCCCTGGTACTTGCTGGCGACAGTATGCAAGGGAATGAAGAAGACGGTAAAGCCTTGGAAGAGGCTCTAAAACGTAAGGCAGTTGGCTCTTACTACAACCTTGTTATCTCTGTGACTAAGGGGAAAGATGGCCGTGAGTTCCGAAACTATGACCTTGAAGAAGAAGCACAACCGCTGACTGAAGCTGATATTGATGAAGATGACCTCCCTTTCTAAAAAATAGCAAGTTTTGGGTCATTGATGAAACTGATGAAAGATTAGGACCATTCAATACATTTGAAGAGGCTTATCAATCGTTGTTATTTTATTTAAAAATGACTGAAGCTGAATATCAATCAAATTATATGGCCCAAGAACTTGTTTATATTTACAAAGAGGAGAAGTAATCATGCCGTCAATGAAAGAATACGCATTGCAGTATCAAAAATTGGGATTTTCAGTAATACCCATCAATCCAAAGAATAAGATGCCTTTGATTGAATTTGCCGATAAGCCTGCCATGACTTCTGCCGAGATTGAAAACTTTTGGGACGGCTACCCTAATGCAAACATTGCCCTAAAGACTACCAACTTCTTTGTCATCGATATTGACAAACACGGCAAGTCAAACGGTTTTGAATCCTTGAAAAAATGGAAATATCTGGGATTGATTGAACCCACGTTGCAAGCGAAGACGGCTAGTGGTGGAAAGCATCTTTTCTACTTCAAACGAGAAGATGAACCTATCACACAGATGATTGGTTTTTTACCTGGTGTGGACATCAAGGCTCATGAAAACAATTATGTTTTGGTTGCTCCATCAGCAACAGAAAAAGGGCAGTATGAGTGGGATCTGGAAAAATCCAAGGAAGGTGGTACGATGGTTACTCCTTCCAAAGAATTAATACATGCTATTAAAAAACAGTATGGCGAAACTCACGGCTATAAGTATGATGGTAAGGACGGTCTTAGGGACTTAGCTAGACGTTCGCATATTAGAGACCGAACCCAAACAACAGATCTCTTTGAAACAATTGCCCTTGGTTTTGGTGACGAGGGTGGACGAAATGACAAACTAGCCAAGTTTGTAGGTGGTCTCTTATATCGGGCAGTCGACGATGGTGTAGTTGTTCAACTTGCAAGATTGGCAAATGCAAATAGCCCAAACCCTTTAACTGAAAAGGAAGTGATGCGTACTGTTGAAAGTATGATTAAAAAAGATAGGAGGTGAGAGTAATCGGTGATGTAGTAAGTATAAATTCACAAGATAAAATGATTACAAATGCAAAAGGTGACATCAAAGCAAATAGCCCGATGAATGTACTTGTGGCGTTTAAAGCTGATGATCAACTAAGTATTTATTTAAAACACAATGATTTCTCTCAGGAACATGAACTCCTTAAGGACATCAAGATTGGCAACACTCTTTTTAAAAAAGGTGAGCTCCCTTCTAACTTTGATTCAGTCGTAAAAGTTTACTTTGAAAGTGTATTAGGTGTTGCTTTCTCAAATCAAGCGATGCTTGATGGCATGGAAACATTCTTCTCAGAAAGATCCTACAATCCAGTTATTGAGTATATGGAGAGAGCAGCTGAAAAGTGGGATGGCAGAAACCGGATTGACCGCATGCTTCAAGTATATCTCGGCGCTGAAGATATCCCTTTAGTTTCTAAAATCGCTCAAATGTGGCTAATTGGTGCAGTTGCCAAGGTTTATGATCCCTACGTTAAGTTTGACTATGTTCTGGACCTGGTCGGTGGACAAGGAGTTGGGAAAACGTCCCTCCTTCAAAAGTTAGGTGGTGAGTGGTATACGGATGCCGTAACAGATTTCTCTAATAAAGATAATTACGACATTATGTTAAAGAGTCTAATCGTCAACGATGATGAAATGGTGGCCAGTAATCGTATGAGTTTTGCAGAAACCAAGGCCTTTATTTCTAAAACTAGCCTACGTTATCGTAAGCCATACATGAAACGAACAGAAGAATTTGCCAAGAACTTCATCTTAGCCAGGACTACTAACCAAACAGAATACCTCAAGGACAAAACCGGTGAACGTCGATTTCTCCCGATTATGGCAGATAGCAAGCAACAAAAGAAACATCCAATGGAAATCGAGCCTGATACAATCGAACAAATTTGGGGCGAAGCCGTTACAATCTATCGTGCTGGTGCTGATTTGATGTTTGATGAAAATACAGAGGATGAATTGAATATCTATCGTGAACAGTTCATGTATCGTGATGAAGTTGAATTACAAGTGCTTGAATATCTTGATATGCCCGTCCCTGAAAATTGGCAAAACTGGTCTATTCAGCAACAACATCAATACACAAGTAAATATTTTGATAATAGTAGCGACTTTGAGCCTGGTATCAAAAAACTAGATAAGGTCTCGACTCGTGAAATGATGTACAACTTATTTATGAGGAATTCAAATGATAGGAAACTTTCGACAAAGATAAACATGATCATGGATAATCATCCTGATTGGAAAAAAAGTGTTTTCCGGGCAGGTGGTAAAAGTACAAAAGGGTTCGTAAGAGTGAAAGATTCGGAAAGATCTAATCGGTAGCAATTAAAAATTTATCGGTAGTCATCGGTAGCAGTTGAGGGGTAGATCGGTAGCATTCTACCGATAAAACGAGACATCGGTAGCACATCGGTAGCAGTCTAACCCCTTGATATTACTGACTTTTATTTAATATTTATATATAATGCTACCTATCTACCTATATTTTTAAAAAAAGTATATAAAATAATAGTAATAATAGAGAAAGCCTATAAAATAGGGATTCTTTAAAAATACTTTTTACTTTTAAAAATTTATCGGTAGCACGGTAGCAGTCGAGGAAAAGAGGTAAAAATGTCATACACAGTAACACTATATTTTGACAATATGGTAGACGAAACTCACTTTTTTAAGAAAGAGGGAGATGCTGCTAAATGCAAGGCTCAACTTGAGAGCAAGTATCGAGGGAAACGAATGTATAAAGTTAAGATGGATGAGGTGAGAACTTGAAATTATTTCTTAATGAAGATTGTATAGATGTCATGAAAAGATATCCTGACAACTATTTTGATTTA